CTGTACACACACACTCAGTAATGTTGACCTGTGTTTATTATCTTTTTAAGGAAAGTATTAAATTGTTTCTAGAATTTTTACATGTCTAATCAACCAAATCAAAAGAAGAGAGGAGGTCTTTCCATTTATTTGGCGACCAAAGGGAAGAGTCGTTCTGCTAAGTCTAGACCACCCCGGCGAGCCGCCAGAAAACCTAAGAAGTCCCTTCAACCTACTAAGTCTCAAACCTATCAAGCATCTGTTTTGAGCAAGAAGATTGCCAGCACTGTACCACGCTTAGCTAAAAATTTACAAGCCATGCGTCTTGACCGTTCATTGGGTTCTAGCGGTTCAAAACGTTTGGCAGCTCTTATTGCCAATCCTAGTGCGTCTCCGTCCGGTTTCCGCGTAAATAACCAAGATACTAATTTTACAGCTACAGCTAATTTGCCTCATTATGTTGAGTTAACTGCCTCGACAAAGTTTGGCAATACGACTCTTGCTAGTACAACTACTTCGCAGCTGTTTTTGTTTAGGGATGCTGCACGTTACTTTATTAATTTTCTTGCTAATCCGTCCCAATCTTGGTATGTCTATTACGGAATGTACTATGTTAATGGTAGTGAAACTGAGAGCCTCATTCTTCCCACTACTAAAGTTGCCATTAACTTTACCAGGTTTGCTGCCCTACCTATAGGCAACTCGGTCCCTAGTGTCATAACAACCGGGCAAAATGTTGCTTTGCAGCCACATGACACTTATTTGTATCCTGGTATCCGATCTGGTGATCCAAATGAGTCTTACATTTATGCTGATAAAGGAGCTACTTTTACTTTTGTCCTCACGGGTACTAGCTCTACTACTGATATCGACATTTATTTGTATAAAGGCTCAGGAGTTATGGACGTCAAAGTAACGAGTCTTACGTTTAGCTCAAGCGCATCTGAGAGTTATACTAGCCTTACTGAGGGCTATTACAAATTTGTTGTTGTTGATACTGCTGGGACAGCAGCTTTTCAACACATTTATCTCTCAGGTAGTGGAGATACTTTTGCTCACCATGCTGTGCCTGGCTTTTCTACTGCATTACCAGTTTATCAGAACGCTAGACTTAACGGTGTTAGTTTACTATTACACCCAACTGCACCCGAACTTTACGAAGGTGGCACAGTTACTGGGGTTTACCTCCAGAATCTGAATACCCAGTGGACTTCACTAATTGGGCAGGCGCCTGACTATAATATACATTACAAACGGACTCTGCCATTTACTACAGGGTGTTATACGTTTTTGCCTGTAGATGACATGGCTAGTATGTATATGGTCAAGAGCAC